AGTACAAGCGCGGCCATTAGTCCCGCTGCCGTGCCGTCTACGTCGTAGAGACCAGAGTGATCGCCCCAGCCGTATGCTGTGGTCCAGTGCGATGTGTCCGTGCCCGTGATCCCGTAGGCAACGCTGGCGACGTACACTGGATCGCTCTCGTTGTAGGTCGAAAGCCAGTTCGTGAAAACGGGGTCCGTCTCCGTGTAGGCGTACAGCGGAGTGTTCGTGTTGCCTTTGAGTGCAGGACTGTTCGTGACCTCAAGGCCCACATCGCCCGATGTGCCGCCGTAGATCCGCATGCCGCCTGCGTTCGTGATGCTGGTGATGTCGCCTGTGGTGGGGGTTGCGGGGAGCATGGTGGACGTGTTAATGTCGTATGCGTACACTTGGCCATGTGTTGGGTCGGTGGTCGAGTAGTGTATGCCCTGCACGGCTTCGACAACCATATCGCCGCCGCTGGTGCCTATATCGCCGGAGGAGCCTGTAAGGGTGACCAGGCTTAGATTCCAGTTGGTTGTCCAGGTGACGGGATCCACACCGCTGGCCCAGCGCTCGCCTATGATGGAGAGGCGGCCTTGGCGGGAGATCTTGGGATTGTCGTTGGTATCGGTTACGCCGGCCGCGTAGTAGTAGCGGCCGCTGGTGTAGTTTAGATCTGAGGGTGCCCATGCGAAATCCACGATGCCGCTCACGGAGCTGACTACGTCATAGGAGGCGGTGACCACGGCGCTGTCTGTCTGATTGGTGTACCAGACCAGCACGGGGACTTCATCGGTGATGTCGCGCCGAGTGGGGCCATCCCAGAAACTGACGCGAAAGGTTTTGGCGTTGGCGCGATAGACTTCAAGGGCGGGGGCGGTGCGTGAGTGTGAGTTTATGGTGATGGGTTCGGGGGTTTCGGCCAGGGCGGAGCCGCCGGCCAAGATTACAAGGGCGGTTATGAGAATCGGTGTGCATGTTTTCATGGAGAATCTCCTATTGGATATATTTGAAGCCGCCGCTAACGTTCCATTTGATGAGCCACGCATCTTTATACGCACTCTGACTCCATCTCGTTGACGTGGATGGTATTGTCACCGGGTACGCGGCGGCCGGGGCTGCAACAATGGTTGAGGATGTGCGTTGCTCTGTGGTCAGTGCCGGGAAGGTCTGTAGTCGGTAGTACTGATCGTATGACGGAGCTACGCCGGCATAGTCGTGATAATCTGCTTCAAACCCGTACGAGCGAAAGGCGGCGTATAGCTCTGCGGCGTGGGCCACGTGATTATCGATGCTCTCCAGTGCCCAGAATCCATCCCGTGAGCGCGTGCTCACCATTCCAAAACTCGATCCATATCGAATAACTTCAGCGTGAGATTGGTAGCCGCTGGCATTGGTGGCTACTGAGCATTTGTTGCCCGTATCAGCATAAAACGAAATGAAATGCGAGCGGCCAGAGGGGTAATTGGTGGGGTCTACGGATATGGTCATAACGCCAAGAACGCCGCAACAGTTTGTGGTGTAGTGATCAGCCGCCCAATCAAGTTTCAAGCTGCACCATGACGTGTCGGATAGATGGTGAGGACCGTCTTGCGGGCTTACTTGCGTCCACACAAGCAGGTCGATGACGCGCATCAGGTTTTCCCAGCCGTAATCAGTGGTAAACCATGTATCGCGACTGCTCGGGAAATATGGCCCGCCGGCCGCGGTGGTTTCGTTAGTCCAGCCGTGGGCGTGACCTATGGTGGCATAGTCATCATCGTTGGTGTAGGGGCCCAGTTGGTTAAGACACCGCCACGGGGTGTACGAGAAGAAGTTTGTAGGGATGTCGAGGTAGTCACACACGCCCGTGACGGTGAGCATGGGGAAGTAGGCCACACTGGCATCAGACCACAGGTTCGTTGTCTGGGCAAACCACCCGTTGAAAGATTCGTCGTATTCCGACCGGTCGACAAATGATGTGATGATGGCCGCGGCGGAGGTTTTATACGTCTTGAGCATGGAACGCTGGGAGCGATACCAGGACGGGGAAGATGGGAGCGATATGTCGAGGGCGTAGCACCGCTCTACCAGGCCGCTATAGGATTGGGCGGCATGCGTGCGCCCGGATCGCTGGTAGCTCCAGGTGGGGCGGTCAGACCACGCGGCCATGGCGAGCGATGGCACGATGAGTGATAACAAGATTATGCTCCGGCAATCCATCTCGGCATTCCTCTCAAGTCTCTGATTCCCTTACGGACAATGCGGTCATCCGCAAACGGGATGTACCACAAATAAAAGCGCTCTTCGTCGTCTTCGCCATCGCCATAGGTATCGGTGATTTCGAGCGTGGCAACGCCTCCTGAATCTGTGCGCTTTACGTTGATGTAGATAAAGGTGTCATCGGTGAGGGTGATGTCGGTATCGAGACTGTTGGATCCGGTGATGCTGGTGAGCACGGCAGAGATAACTGATATCTCATTGCTCTCCGTATCGAACCCGCGCACCTTGCACTTGTCTGACCGTACGTGGTACAGATCGAAAATAGCGCGGTATGGGAGGATGACTTGCGCACGGGAGCCTGCTTCGTGAATGACGCCGGAGGGTGTCTCGATGACGCCGGGACCGGGCACGGGTCGGTTGGCGATGCTGACGGCGCGATGTTGTTCAAGATGGGCAGCGCTGAGTTGTTCGCCGGGAATATAGGTCTCGATATCGCGTGGCACGGTTATGTCCCCCCTGCATCGCCGTCAAGATCATCTCCGGTGGGGTCCCATGATCCGCCGTAGAGAACCTTGCTCCACTTGGCGGCCCCCAGCCACTGACAGGTGATATCGTAGTAGCCTTTGCTGGTTACCGCGATGGTGGGCGGGCGTTCGATCCATTCCCATGACCGGGCGGTCCACTGACCAAGTGTGGTTGTGGGGCGTGGTATTTTGGAGATGTCGCCAATGATCTCGGCGGGTGGGTTGATGGAGGCCAGCGACACGACCCGTTCAACATTAGTCCAGATATCGGCTAGGGCATCGGCAATGGTGCGGCGCGATTTGCGCAGCTTCTTGGTGAGCACAATGACGGGCTCGTTGTAGCCTTTGACGCCACAGATGCGTAGTCCGTAGTATCGGTTCAGCTCTGTCCCAAAAGTGAAGTCTTCTGAATCGAAAGCTTCAGCACGCTTAATGAGTTCGTCCACGTCGGCTATCTCAGCGGGCATGACACCGGACTGTCCGAAGTATGGATGGGTAGCAAGGTCTCTAAACGCGGACTGAAAGGAGATTCCCCAATCGGCGTTCTCTTCGTCGTTGTTGCCGCCGGTGTCGTCGGTGTCGTCGTAGTAGGTGACGGTGATGTATCCGGTGGCGCCGTCGTACCTCTCTGTGACTTCGTCAATTTCTTGGGACCCCTGTAGCTCTGCAAATAGTTCAGCGGCTTTAGCTGAGGGTCCCTTATACTCTACTGTTTTTGTGGTACCGGAACTAGCTGACCATCCGCGTTGCGCGCGCCCGGCTGTCATGCCGTTGAAACCTCTGACTACGACTGCGCTCATGCGAGGCCTCCGGATGTTGCCGTGTTCGCTTTGATTGCGGGCAGGTTCTTCAGGAGATCTTCTTGCCGCTCCTGTACGGAGAGCTGTTGCTGCGCCAGGGTGAGGGCTCCAGACGATGCGCCGGACATGCCACCAATGCTGGATATGCTGTCGGATATGATGCTGGATGCTGAGGATGACTTTAGGGCACTGTTAGGGTTGGCCTTTTCTGCTTCAGTTTTAGCGAGCTTGGCGAGGCGAGCCTGTTTTGCGAGTTCCTCGGTGCGTCGTTTGGTGGCACCTTGAGATGATTCCTCGGCCTGTTTACTGCCTGTGAAGAAATCAATGGTACTTACAAGAGCTTCTGCCATGTGGACTTTTATGCTGTTCTTAAATTCACCCATTCGATCAGACAGGTAGTCAAGGCGTTTGGCGGATTCATCGGACAGGATAGCTACTTTGTCGCCAAACATACCGACGCCTTCAGCGGCCATGTTCATGGCTTCCAGAAGTTTCGGCGCGTTGCGTTGACCAATGATGTCAGAGACGGCTGAGAATGCGGTGGCTGAATTTCCGCTTTCGGTCATAGCCTGAGATATTCTCATGAAGAGACCTTCAACATCGAGTGAGGCAACTTCTTGAGCGCTTATGCCAAGCTGGTTGTATGCTTCGGTGAGCGTCTTGTCGCCGGTGATGACTTCGCCCTGGGAGTCACGGACACGCGAGAGGGCGTTGACAAGATGCTGGTTTTCGCCGCCTGCCATACGGACGGCTTTCTGGTATCGCTGAAGTGTTTCGATGCTGATCCCGGTTTGAACGGCCATGTCTGTCATTTCGGAACCGAACTGGATGATGCTGCCTATGCCTTTGGCTATGGCTCCTGTTGTCATGGCTGCGATGATGCCAACGACGCCGCCTTTCAACTTTGAGAATCCGCCAGCCAAGCCTTGGACGCCGCCTTTCATTTTGCCAAGCCCGGCGTTAAAGTTGTTGCTATCCAAGGTGGCTTTGGCTTTGACTTCACTCATGACGCCCGACCTCTGCTTTGGCGTCGATTTCGTCTGCTACGTCAAGGTCGCCTTCTGCTATCTTCACGCCGTCGATTTCGTCCATGACGGAGATGTATGAGGATGCTTTGAGCCAGGCCATGTTCCACGCGGTGTTTTCACTGATCTGCGGGTAGTGGTGCATCACGAGGAGGGGTATCCTGAAGGGGCCGGTGATACGGCTGCGCTTGGCGTCACCGGTTGTCCAGTATTCTGGCTCTACGCGGAAGGCGGCCAGGTACCCGATGACATTGGCGCTAAATACCTCGGGGCGGACATATGCAATCAGTATTCGCACGAAGAATCTGAAACGCGAGGATGCCATGAAGCGAAAGTAGGTGCGGTGGCGATGTTGATACAGGTCGCAGCATACGAGCCACACCATGATGGCATCTGACAGTTTTGGGGAGCCGCCTATCAGGTAGGGGTTATCCAGCATGCACAGGGTCAAGGCGTGGTGAGCAGAGAATGGCTGCATCCGCCGGCCAAGGATCTTGGGCGGCCGGAGGTGCATGGCTCGTGTATAAACGTTATCCACAGAGTTGACCCTTTCATCTGTTGCATGGTCATGCGCTGGCTACTTGCGCTGTTCGCCTTGGGCGCATCCATCGGTTGGCATGGTCATGGCGATGAGGCGGGCATCGTCTTTGCCTTCGATGGGGGCGGCCAGGGCGCACCGGCGCCGCGCGCCGGCCTTAACCTTGGATGACCATTTTTCACAATCCTTGCATTTCATGACGCATTCCTTCGTCCGGGACATGTACCGCGGTTGCTATGTCACTGAGAGATCAGGCCAATACACGGCTTTGCCGCTCAGTTTGTTGCGCTTGCGGGCAAAGCTCACGGTGGGGGCTTCCATCCACACGCATGTGACCGTTGTTCCGACGGGATCTGTCAGGGACACGGTGTCGCCCTGGGCCGGTGGGGTGATGCTGCCACCGGTGGCTTTGACGATCAGATCCACATTGAACTCATCGCCGGGACGGGAAACGATCAGCGTAATTACAGAATCGTTTTCATCCATGACCATGTCGATCTCACGTGGCTTCGCCCACGTGATTCCATCTTCGGGGATGTAGCCGGTAAGGGCGAACGACCCGAATCCTATAATCAGTTGTGTGCCTCTTTGTACTGGTACGCTGCTTGGCATGACGCCCTCCTAGTCTTCGTTAACCCAACATTCGAGATTGACGGTATTTGTGTTGACCACCGCGCTGATTGCGTTGGTGGGATGCAAGGGACCGATGAAGAACTCGGCCGGACCCAGCCGCAAGGTGAGGGTGATGTCGACATAGCGTTCGAGGTTGGTGGAGCTGTTCTTGATCCATGCCCAACCGTTGGACGACACATCAGAGATAACCGTGATGACCTCGGGCGTGGTGCCGATCACCTGTATGTGATAGTCCGTTCCGGTGGCAGCCTGGCCGAACTTCTGATTGGTATCGCCGCGCTCGAGCTGGAACTCTCCGTTCTTGACGCCCAGCTTGGCGGTGGCGGTGATCTCGTCAGCGGACGTGCCAGCGATGACGGAGGCGATGAGGATGAGTACTGCGATTGGGATATAGATGATGTTCGTTTTCATGGGTTACCTCATGCGGTTGCTTTGATTTGCGCGAGCTTGTTGATGCGTAGATGTATGCCTTTGGTGAGATCACGCTCACGGCGCTTGAGCGCGGCCTTGGTGATGCGGGTCAATACAGGGGGACTGAAACGGACGGAGTTGACGGCAAGCAGGTAGCCTGTGCCTTTCTTGTTCATGCTAAGCTTGAATCTTCCGTGGCGTTTCTGGTTGCGCCGGATCCATGCGGGGCTCTTGGCGCCGAATGCTTCCGCCGCCGGGAGCCATCCGGCTTTGAGGGTACCGGCACGCTTTTGCAGATGGGTGCGGAATCGCTTATAGGCGGCCATGGGGACATACTGACGTTGCTCTTTGGGAAGGAAGCGCCGGACCCGGCCGCGGGAGCTGCGGTTGGATGCGTGCAGGGCGGCCATTCTACCCATGTCACCGTCCACGTTGAAGTGATCGGATGGGTAGTCATTGGCCATTGATTTGGCCATCTGCTTCAGGATGCGCTTGGTCTTGATTGGCCAGAATATCTTGGCTATGTCTTTGCCTATTGATTTGCGCCCCTGGGAGTAGGTGCGGGGTGGAGTGCGTTTGATCAGATCGAGCAAGAGCAAGCGCATGGTGTCTTTCATGAGATCCAACACGCTGATTCCGTATTGCTTGGAAAGCTTATCCATCTCCTTTTGGAAGTGCGGGACATCTATCGTGAATGTCATGGATCGACCGCTCATGGCACATCACACGGTTTGCAGCCGATGGTGATCTCGACTTCGGTTTCAAAATTGTTCTCATCGACATCGCGGGAGCGCTTGCCGGGGATCACGTAATCTGCGGAGAAATCGGATATGGGCTGCGTGTTGAGCATGTCGACGATGTTGTCGGCGGGGTTGCCATCGGCATCTATGCGCGATTGCGTGTAGAACAGATCCAGCACCGATGCAAACCGGAGTGCGTGTGCGTGCCGGGCATCGCGGATCTCATTGCCAGCATCGTCCTTCTCTGGATCGCTGGGGGATTGTACGAGAATGAGTACCTCACAGTCTATGACGCCGGTGACCTCGCCTTCTTCATCGTTGGACGGGTCGCTGTCGGGGACGGATACAACGACACAGGGTAACGTGATATCGTCGGAGTCGAAGCCGCAATAGACGTTCATCATGCCGCCAACCTGCTTTTGCAAGAGGCTGACTAGTGCGTCTTCCAACTTCTCTTCCAACCACCAGAATGGAGCGGCCATAGGTTACCCCGTTTTCTCTGAACACATGAGCGTGATAGCGCCGGTGGCATCTTCAGGGATGCGTGAGACGATGCGATATTCAACGCCGTTCCATGTGATGAAGTCCCGCACTTGCGGATGGTCCGCGTCGAACAGGGAGGTCCGAACGATCACGGATAGATCAACGTCCCCCAGGAACCCACCCATTTGCAGTTCCTTCGACTCTGACGGATCAGTGGAAAGGCACGCGTAGGTGTCGCCCTCCCACACAAACGAAGAAGGCAAGTCTTCCGTGACTTCTGCCAGGTCCGCATCAAAATCATCAGTCAGTGCCATGTGTCGCCTTAAGGTTCTGGGGCTCGCCAGATGTGTGAGATCCGGTCCGCCCCATCACCAGGTTGAAATCTATTTCGTCACGCGGTTGCCGGGAACTTTCTTCTTTTCCGATTCGGCCGGTTCAACCGTCTTCGGTTTGGCCGGAGCCTTGGGCTTCTTGGGGCCTTTCGGTTTGGCTTTGCCTTTCGGTTTGGCCGGAGCCTTGGGCTTCTTGGGGCCTTTCGGTTTGGCTTTGCCTTTCGGTTTGGCCGGGGCCTTGGGGGCCGCCAGTGCGGCCTTGGTGAACCGGCGGATCTTGCAACCCGCTTTCGGGCAGAGCCTCAGCTCTTCATACTGTTCACCTTGAAATGTGCCGCCATCAGCGACGGCTTTCTTGAACGCCAGGCGTACCTTCTGGATTGGTACATCCGGAAGCAACAGTGGTTTCCACTGACCCTTGGCGGTTCGCCCTATCATCACAGCATCTCTGGCCATGGTGCTCTCCTCCGGTAATGCGTGCCGCCGGGATCGCCAGCGGCACGCCGATTTACATCAGCCCAGGCTCAGCTACTCGCGAACACGAATGAGCTGATCAGCCATGGCCACGGCGGCCCCATACCAGGACTCTACACAATGGTAGAGCCGCTTGGTGTTGGCAGCGCCCCAGATGGTCATGGTGCAAGCCACGTTGGCCTCGGGGTCAAACAGCGCCTCTTCATGCGCCAGCCCGAAGTCACCAGGGAGCATTCCGAACGCCTCAGTGGCGCTCAACGGCCGCATAGCAACAGCTATAGCTGAAGGTAGTGCAGCGAAGCCACGAAGCTTCTGATCCGCGGGAGTACCGCCCACAGGCGGGACACGCGTGTTCTTCATGGTGTTGAAGCCAGCCAGGACGGGAAGATTCCCGCTGTTGAGCGTATCCGAGCCGCTTTGGCTTTTGTCCAGAATCGCGCCGTCATCACAGAGCGACTGCCAGATCGCGCTGGCCAGTACCAGGGCACCGTCATCCGCGCCCCACTCCAAACCATCGGCCTGGGTCCGCAGAGAGAACACATCCGCGATGTCAAACGCAGCCGCGTTGATCACCTTCTCGTTAGAGAAGTTTGCGGTTGTGACAAGGTTCAACACGTACTCAACCACAGACAAAGCCACCGCACCGGTGACATTCTCGATCTTGCGCTGCAGCGAAGCAACCAACACACCATCTTGGGCCTTGGCAGCTTCCCACGGGTCCACGTAGAAACCTCTGGCGGGTTTCTGATTCAGCGTCACAGTCTTCTTTGTGGTGCTGAACTCCGGGCTGACATTGACATTTGTACGGTCGTCACTGTAATCACCCAGGTCAACAGCCGCACCCTCGGTACCCACGATCGCCACGTCGACGGAAGAACCGTTGACGATCTGATCGGAGACGTTGGTTGCGAACACGCTCAAGAACGCCGACAGCTTCTTCTGAAGCGAGTTCAGAACGAAGTTGGCGATGTTCACAGTATACATTCCATTGAGAGCCATAATGGCACCTCCCCTTTGTAGTTATCGACACAACGGCAACCGACACGCGCCGGCCGCCAGTAGACTATTTCAGATAGTTGATCTTCGCGTTGGCGGTGATCCCCGTGGTATTGAACTCGTTGAAGTTGGCCGTCACCGTCCCCACGACAACCGCACGCTGGTTGGTGGTGGCAATGGCCGTTCCGTCGACCTCATGATACGGGAACCGCACGCGGTAATAGTTCGTGCCCGTGGGGAGGTTGTCCGCTGCAAACAGCGTAAACCCATCCGACGTAACCACCGACACATCACCAGTCGACGCGGCGTCAACAATGGTGATGATGATCGTATCCACTTCACCAACGACAATACCGGACACGGATGTGTTCGTTGTGCTCGTGGATGCGTTCGAGGTTTGCAGTATCTCCTGGTCGTAGTCAGCGGCCAGGGCGGGACCCGTCAGCGCCAGCATTGCCAGCGTCACGAGAATGATTGATGCAAGTGTGAATCTCTTCATGGTCTGATACCTCCAGTAAACGTTAAACATATCTTCGTCTGAACACCGTTGGCCGCGGTTCTCCAGCTCAAGCAACAGATTCTCTATTCGGACGTCTTGGCCGCGTTGCGTTCCTTCCACATCTTGCGACGGGTTGAGGCATCCGGGGCCGCGTCATACGCAGCTAGCCAGTCGAGCTCTTCCTGCTCAGCCGACTTCTCGTCGCCTTCTTTCTCGCCAGCATTGGCTTCCACGTCACCACCATCAGCGGTGGCACCTTCGAACGCCTTCAGTGCAGCGTCAACATACTGGGGATCGCCCAGCGCCTTGTGGGCCAGCTCGGCCTTGGTCTTCAATCCGTCGCGCTCTTCCGTCAGCGCCGTGACCTGGCCTTCAAGCTCGATCACCTTGGCCGCGGCCGGTGCGAGCGAACCCTCAGACGCGTCGAGCTTCACCTGCATGGCTGTCAGAGCGTCCGTGTGCTCAACCGTGACAGCTTCGATCGCGGAGGTGTGTGCCGTCTCGCTATCGGTGGCTGCGGTCTCAAGTTCTGTGATGCGGGCCAGGGCCTCATCACGTTCGGTTTCGATGGCCTTGGCTTTCGCCACGGCCGCATTCAGTTTTGCTACCATGCTCATTAGGCACCTCTCATGTTGGCGGCCAGTTCTCTGACCTCATTCATTGCGTCATTCAAATCGCCCACCGCATCGATCAGGTTGCAATCAAGACAGCCGGCACTACGAAGACACTGACCTTCCATAACATCATCAGGAACATCGCCACGGTTCTCACGGACCCACCCCTTGAACTGGGCCGCCAGCGTGTCGACATCGTTCTGCAAAAGTTCGCGCTGCTCTTCGGTGAGAGATGTACCCGGCCAGGCCATGCCTTTGTATTTTCCGCTGGCAAACAGTTCCCGTTTATAGCCTGCCTCTTCGTATGCCTTGGACACATCCAGCACGGAGCACACCGTACCGATACAGCCGACCTCGGAAGACTCAGATGCATAGACTGCATCGCAACCGGACATCAGGTAATAACCGGCGCTTGCGGACATGATTTCCGTGTAGCCGACAATAGGCTTGGATGCGGCCGCAATTCGCTTTGCTGCTTCTGGTAGGCCCGTGACGTTTCCCCCCGGAGTGTCGAAGTCAATGACCGCTCCAAGGATCCTGTGATCCTCTTCAATCTGGTCAATTGCCGTGATGACATCGTCATAGTCACACCCCCCCATGCACGCCTTCACGAAAGCACTCATACGCCGGCCAAGAATGCCGTGCACCTGAACCACCGCGATACCATCAATCACCGCATATTCTTCCGGGGAATCGTATTCGACCTCTTCACCCCAGATCCGCACCTTGGCCGCATCAAACTCAGGCTTGTCCGCGCTCACGTGATCCTGAAAGATTCGATACATCTGCGCGTACATCTCCGTACGGATCGCCCACGGCTGGCAGAGTAGAGCATTCGCTACGTGTGCAAACTTCATGATTGCGCTCCCGCGGTTGACATATCGGACACGAGGTCAGCGAAAGAGGGACCGCCGCCAGCGTTAATCAGTTGCGTCCACGTGACAATCTGCTCCCCGGCCGCCTGGTTGATACGCGTGGCCGCCTCTTGAGCTGCTAGAATGTCGTCCTCTTTGCCCTTCAGCAGATCCACCCGAGACTTGCCGATTTCAGCGGCCATATCCTCAAGTGACATCTTGCCAAGCTTCCACTTTTCAGCATTGCCGCGGGTCTCTTTGCCTTGGTCGATCTCGGGAACATACGGAGCCGACCATGTGCACGAGTGCCACAGGGAATAGCCGCGCTTATCTGTTGGGGCTGGTTTGAGATGTCCCATGGCGATGGCTTCGCAGATCTCCTTGTTCCAAACACGTTGACAGAATACATCCTTGCGCCAGCGCCATTCAGAAGCCAACAGAACCATGAAGTCATTACGCGCCGCACGCTGGGCAGTGTAGGACCCGGCCGTGTAGATGTGCATGAGGATCTCGTAAGGCATCCCCATCCCAGCCGCAATCAACTTGGCCTCATACTCCATCAATGGGACGTACTGAGCGTGGGGTGTTACACCATCGGCGAACTTGAAATCTTCAGGGTTGGAGCACTCAATCCGCATGCCCCACTTTTCTTCGGTGATCTTCGTTTTGGTGCCGTCGCCATTGTCGATCATCCGGGAGGGTCGATTGCGCACATTTCCGGCCCGCTCGATCGTGTTGGTCATGGCCTCATTCTTGACCTTGAGGCGCGTGTAAAGTCCGGTCTCATCATGATCCCGTAAAGCATCAATCACGCCGTGAAGTTTGGGGACCGATCTTAAAGCATCCGGACGCCAGTACCATGGACAGAAGATGACAGAAGTCATCGGCACCCGCTCATAGCTCTTGGGGTCCACCGCACCGTAGCGAGTCCGGCCGCACACATACATGTGCGTGGGGCGCTTCCACTTGTTCAAAAGAAAGCCATTCACCACGTTGGCATTCTTGCGGAGATTGGCTGGGGTACAGATCAACTCCCCCTCGATCGGGCGATATCCATCCGGCGTGTAGATGAAAGCCATGTCGCCCTGGCACCAACTCATATTGATCGCAAAGGTCTGGTGTGTCCCGAAGTTGACACCAGGGCGCCGCCGTGCATCGGCACGGGACCAAAAGTAATTCATGAAATAGTCAGTGGCCGCGGCGTCCCATTCTTCCGCCACTTTCTTGTTATCCGCCCGGGCGGCCGTATTCGCTCGCGGTACCGACGCGCCAAGATACCGATCAATCCCGCTCACGCCGCTACGGCAAAGGGGCGAATTGCGATAGAGATCCATGCACTCAAGGCGCATATCTGAGAGCGTCCAGCTCGTTAGTGAATCCTCATCCAGCGAAAGGGACCGGTAACCCGCCTGGCCTTGCCGCTCACGAGAGTTGATTCCGCCAGAGTACCCGCCACCGGTCCTGAAACCGCGATTGATCGCAGATATATTCAAGCGGGAAACCGCGCGCCGTTCGCCCCATCCGGGGAACACCGCCGCAATACCACGATCCAGCTTAGACGCCTCCGCCATACCGCCCCCCAGAAAGATCCATGTAGCTAACACCGCCCCCGGTACCCAAAAGCGATTCAAGCTCAGCCAGCGCCATGGCGGCCCGCTCCACTGCCTCACTGGGAGATCGGAAGGTGAACGTCCGGCCCGCAATCGTATAGGATTGCGTTGCCCGTCCCGATACTGTCTGACTTGCTTCAAGACAACCCTTCCAGGTCTCCAGTGCCACCGCCGCTTTTGCCTTCGCCATCGTGTCCGTCAGAGCATCGATGAGCGTTTGATATTCAGCTTCAAGTGCATCGGTTGCCGTACTCATCGAATCCCTTTCGGCAAAGAAAAAGGACAGACCATGCGTGTGCACACGATCTGTCCTATCTCTCGCCACTCGTTACTGAGCCGGGGTCCCGCGGCCAACAGAGCCCCTACATCTGGGAGTCATGATCGCACCACACCCCACATATAGTCAACAGGGTGCCTTCTACGCTGTAGAAGAGACTTTTTCACGATTGGCACGGAGCTTGCTAAGAGCGTCCAGAAGTAAGTGAAACTGAAAGTGTTACGCATGCAGATGCAACCCTAAGTGGTTTGATACTGCTCGTGGGTTTCCCACGTGAGCCCACATTTCTTGCAGAGGTAAAGACGTTTTGTTATGTACGGGCCGTACTTTGAATCCGTGAACGTGCACCGCACGTCCCTTGATTTGCACACGGGGTCCGGACACGCCGGCCGCTGCTCATCAAGCACATCTGGCCATTTACGTTTGGTTGCTGTTGATGTTGCCATGGTCTACCTCACCTGATCAGTTTGTCACATCTCGCAAGCACGAGCTGCATGCACTCGCAATCCCAATAATGATCTTGCCCGTGTTTGGGCGGGACCCACACCCCGTCAATCTTCTTCGTGGAGGTGACCTGTTTCAGATACTCCTGGCCATCCTTGTGGGCACCGATGTTCTGATAAACCCACCACGGTACCCGCTCACCCTCCATCATCTGAATGAGCCACGTCCGGAACACATCCACATTCCAAAGGATCTCAACATAGCGCGCGTCACCTGAGCCCTTGCGACCTTCGAAGGCGTCCCGGATCTGAATATCCGTCACAGCCTTCGTCATAACATCCGAACCACGCAAAGCATAGACGGCCGTCTGAAGAGCCCGCGCCGCCTTGCCCGTCTGATCGGTGAACTCAGCGCAATAGTCCATCACCTCAGAAGCACGCCCCTGGTATCCGATATCGATACCAACCCCGCCGGCCTCCACCGACTTGATCCTGTCATCCAGATCCACGAAGCCCGCCACATTCCCGTGGTCCAACAGAGAGGAAGACACGTCCCCCGTCTTGTCCGACACTGACCACACACGGGCCAGCCACCACAGGTGATACTTCTGCACATCTGCAGTGAACAGCACACCGTGAGAGCATCCCTTCGGGACGTTGATCTCTTTCCGGGCATAGTCCGCCTCCCGATGCTTCAACGTGTCATCGATCACGCTGAGCTCTTTCTCCCGGTGGGCCTCTGCCCAGTACTCAGCGAAATAGACACGGATAGCGTTGTGCTTCCGCTCTTCCTTCGTGCCGTCCGCATTCAGGTGAAGCTTGGCCGCCAGGAACCGCGCCGCTAGTTCTCCGAAGTCTCCCGAGTGCGTGGGGATCATCGGTGCCACAATCTTATAGCCAACTGTATCCCCGCGCTTGGCCGGGGCCGTCGCCTGCCACGCTCCGGCCCGCATGAGGTCTTCCCGATGATCGTTCGTGATTTTCGTTCCGTGCTCCGTCACGTAGTACGCCTTTGACCGGACCTCATCCAGATCCCACTCATCGCCATGCTTTGCGGATGCAGGCCACTTGATGCCGTGCTCTGTATCCTGCCCACCAAACCCAAACGTAAACACCTTGCCTTTCTTCCCGGGGTCCGGCATGTACCAACGGCGCTGATCGCTGTCCCGGTACATCACAAGGATCGGGTCATTCTCCGGGTTTCCCTTCCGCGTCGGGTCCGGACTAGAGATCAACACCAGGTGATAGAACGGGTACATGTCCGCTCGCTTCCGTAGCTGGTCGATCGCAAAGGACTTCCACGTGCTCACCTCATCACCAAAGATGAACGGCCAGCCGTCCTGTTTGTAGGTCCGCTTGGCATTGCACCACGAGACAGCCAGGTCCATGGAGGGAAACCGGAGCTTGTGCTCCGTGCTCTTGTTGGCTTGCTGGTACATCCGCCAGCACGCCGGAACCGTCTTGAATCCACGGATGACACGATCTTTCAGGAAGTCTTCCGCATCCTCGATCCCATCGGTCACGTACATGGCCGATTCCGGACGCTCCGCCACCTTGAACCGCATCGGGTTCAAGAAGAGATGTTCCGACCCGCCGGCCCGGCTGCACTTGTCGACATACACCTCACGCACCAAAGCAGAGAAGACCATCTCCGAAGGCTCTTTCCAAAACGGCATGAGATCCGGATCGAACGGCTCCTTGTATCCCGTGTCATAGTTGGGCGCCCGCCGGAAGTCCACATTGTCACGGCACCATTCCCACACCCGACACTCCGCCCGGGGAGAAACGAGATCCTTGACGAGTTCAGCATCAGCCCGCCGCATGCTCAGCCCTTTCCACGATCCGCGTCCTGATATCGTTCACGCCGTCACGCACCATCTTCCTTACCTTCGCGTTTCGGCTCCTGGTAGACACGTTCTCAACCAACAGATCCAGACCACCGGTGAAGAGCTGGCAGAGCTCTACAACCGTGGCCCGGTGCACGTCCATCGGCACCACTGTATTCTTGAGCGTGGCGGTCTGGATCTTCGCTTGCTCCAACTGCTCCCGAGCCGTCTTTATGACAACGCGCAACTTCTCGCAATCGAGCCTCTTCCGCTCTTCCGTCAGGTCATCACCGGTGAGCTTCTTCTCCCTGTCTTCGTTGTGGGCCGCCACCGCCTTGAGCACCTTCTCCCGGTGCCACTTGTTTGTGCGCTTGTCCCGCTTTGGAAACCAAAGTTGCCCAACCCATTTGTTGATGGTTTTATCGTTCACCTGAAGAACACGAGACATCTCCGCTTTCGACTGAAACCATTTAGAGCTGTCCACCACCACCCCCCCATTCACCTGAGTCGTTTTCGCAAAAAACGAAGAACTCGCCTCACC